TTGTTAAAACTAACTATCTTCCAGTTATTAGCTGTAGGTGTATAGCTAGAAGGAGTTATATCAGTAAGTGTTGATGTCACTGTAAATACTTTATTGTTACCCGTAGAGAATACAACCTTGTCGCCACTTTCGTCTATGTACTCAAAGATAGTCTCTATGCCAATACTAGACCCTAAAGGCGTAGCACTGCTTGTGAGCTTCTTTAGACCCTTGCGTGCTGCAATCCTGCCGTACTTGTCAATAACAGCATTCTCAGCTATAGACGCAAAAGCAGGGTCTTGTGTTACAGGAGAGTCCTGTGTGTTAAGACCTTTGAAGCCGGGAGCGCCTATGTATATGTTTTGACGTTCTTGAGCCATTAGGGCACCGTGTAAATAAATTCTTCAGGATTCTTGTAGGCATCTATTGCAACAGCATCTGACAAATGCTTGTCTGCAATTAAGAAGTAATCCTGTGCAGTAGTACCACCTGTTTCACCACGTTCTCTAGCTAACAAAGCTACAGCGTTGTGAATAATAGCATTCTTAGGTAACACTGTAGTGTCTGTATCGTTAACTAGTTCAGCTTCTCTAGCAATTAAGTCAAAGCGCATAGAGTACACTGCGTCAGGCTTAGGGTACACTTGTACTTTAGTGTCTTCATTACTGTCTATACCACTAAAGGTGTAGGAGTCTGGAGTCCCTGTGACTTCACCAGAGATGTAGTATGCGTTGTTAAACCAGTTAGGTGACTCATAACGCATAAAAAAGTTTGATGTGTCATTGATGGCACTGTATATTTTAACACGTTCTCCAGCGTTTGTCAAGCTATATTCTGTAGTATCTGCTACTGTAGGGACAACAATAGTAGTCCTTAGTGTAGACCAAGCATGTGAGTCTTCTACAATGCGCTTAGCGTCATTTACAAAATCACCTACCATTTTAGAGTATGTAGTGTTAGCTACAGCAGATACTTCGTCTTCACGTAGTCTACGCAGTACCTCGTTAACTATTGTTAGATATTGCGTGCTCATATAAATCCTCTAAATAGTCCTTCTAGTGTAGGAGCTTGATAACCTGCATACTGTGGTGCTAGTTCTAATAACTCAGGAGCTTGGTATGTTTTTCTAAACTGATAGTCTTCAAAGTCTGGAGGTGTATAAGCTGTGCCTCCGCCCATGCCTCCTGCCATGCCAGCAAGCAAACCTAAGCCTAGTCCAGCCCCTATGCCTGCGCCTGCACCTTCTCCTCTACCTGTGCCTAAGCCTTCACCGTAGCGAGCTTCGCCTAAGGCTTCTCCAGTGGCTACTGCTTCTGCTGTAGCAGCGTTTCCAGCCGCAACAGCATCAGATAACTCTGTTTTACCAGCAGCTATAGCGTCTTCTAAAATTTGTTCAGAAGTAGTAATTTGATCTTGTAATAACTCTTGATGCTGCTCTAAAGCATCTGCTAAAGCCTGATTACCTTGTTCTACAGCAGCTTCTCTAGCGTCATTAGCTTCCTGTAAACTAGTTTGTAGATTCTCTACTGTAGTTGTTAGGTCAGATACTGAAGTATTTAGAGTATCAATATCTTCTTGTTGAGCCGTAGATACTTCTCTTTCCTCTGCTAAGTCTTCCTGTGCAGACTCAAGCGTAGTCCTAAGAGTGTCAGCAACTTCTCTTTCTGTTTCAAGACTTGCTTGGCCTTGATTCCATACCTCTAAAAGTGTAGGAATAACTTCGTATACAGGTGATTCAACAGGCTCTCCAGTTACAGGGTCAAGGACAATATCTTCTGGTCCTTCTATAACTTCACCTGTCATAGGGCCATCTGCCAACAAACGGTCACGCTCTTGAGTAAGAGCTTCTACCATTTCTGTATTACCCGTAGCTTCTGCATATTCTATAGCTTCATTTAGTTGCCCAGTAAGAATATCATCTCTAACTTCTGAACGTGCTGCGGCTAAATCTTCTTCCCCAAACGGAGTAGTATCTATAGTGCTTGTAAAAATGTCTTCTTGTTCTGGCTGTGGCTCTGTTACTACTACTTCTTCTGGTTGTGCTACAGCTTCTGATGCTGGGGCTTCTCCACCGCCACCTCCAGTATCTACTGTTTCTTCTGGTCGTACAACAACAGGAGGAGGAATGTCTTCTTCAAACTCCTCTGATGGTTCAATAGGTTCTACTTCAGATGTAACAGGAATATCTGCTAACTCTGGAACATCTACTGTTGTAGTTGGAGGTTCTTCATCATCTTCTATTGCTTCAAATACATCATCTAAAGTAATAATAGGATCGCTTACAGTTACTTCTTCTTCTTCTTGCTCAGGGGCAGTAATAGCCGATGCTGCAAGATTAAGAACATTAGGATTAAAAACAGGACTAATAAGGTCTGTAGCGCCTGACAACACCCCTGAAGGAGAACCGCCTGAAAAAGTTATGTTACCGGATGCATCAATTATTGTGTCTGTAGTTGGGCCTCCAGCAGCACCTGCAACAAAATCTCCTGCTAAAGTTGTCCCTCCGCTAATTAAAGCCGCTTTCAGGGCTTCCTCAAGGTCAGCGCCTTGTAGCCCTGCTGATGCTGCACTAGCCAGTGCGCTAGATAAAACAGCATTGGCAGTTGTTCCTGCTGCTGCAATACCTGTTGATGCTAATACACTACCAGCCGCTGGCCCTAATGCAGTAGATAAAACTATTGTAGGGAATGCTCTAGCTATTTGTTCAAAGAGGTTAGGCTTGTCTACCTTTATTGTTCTAATTTCACCATAGCTAAAAGGGTCATATATATACTCAGACCCTCTGCTGTCGTATCTAATAGGAGTTACATCGTACTTGTAGTACAGAGCCTGTAACATTGGATCACGTTTATAGGCTTCTTGTAAAGCGTCTTGATAGTTAAAACCCTCTACTGTTTGTAAGTAAGATACTTGCTCAGCTAAGATAGGCTCTACAAGAGAATGAAACTCTGCTAGTTTTTCTCCTGATGCGCCTGTGTATTTTTCAAGTTTGCCTCCAAACCTACCTAAATCTTGTTCAGTAGGTGTTATTTCATACCCATAGTAATTACTAAGAGCAGAGGCCATGTCGGATGAATTTTCTAAATCACCAATGTTTGAATAAGCAGATACAGCAGTTTCTGTTGTAGCTGGAGACTTAAAGTCTTTTAGGTAGTCAGGGGCATCTACATTAGCAAAATAAAAAGTAGGGTCTACTTGTATACTGTCTGATGGGGCACCTGCTCCTGACATAGTGCCTTCTCCACCTATAAGGTCAAATGGAGAATAAACATTACCTATAGTTCCTAAAGTAGTCTTAAAGGTAGCATTGTAATAGTCATCTACCCTATCAACATCATCAATATCAAAGTAATCTGCACCTGAAAACAAAGAATTTCGATAGTCGCTTATTGCAGCACCTAAGTCAGCATAGCCCCCTGAAGCTACTTCTGTAATAGAGGGAGCAGGAGCAGCTACAGGAGAAGGTGTAGAAGTAGGAGTAGAAACAACAGGAAAATTAGAACTAAACAATCCTGCTGGCAGTGTGCTAAAATCTATATCAGGCTCAAACACTTATTTCTTACCCCAAGCAGATACACTTTTAATACCAAAGCTGGCAGCAATAGCCGCTGCTAAGAAGCCTTTGTAGTAATCAGGCATAGAATTAAGAACAATAAAACCTTCTTGTACATAGGGAACTAGACTAGGAATAAAAGCGCCTATCAAAGGTAGGCTAAGGATAACAGCAAACCATTCATCTTTCCATGAGGACTGTGATGCACTGGCTTGTTGAGATTCCCAATCAGCGTCAGTGTTAATCTTACGCATCTTGGATTCGTGGACAGCTTGTTTTTCAGCAGCTTTATTTTTAAGGAACGTACCGACTAAGTTAGAAACAGGCCCAATCAACGCTTGTAACATAATACTATCCTTAAAGATAAAGCTAAGGGGCCACCATAGCAGCCCCCAGCTAAACAGTTGTTACTTAGGAACAACCAAGGTCAAACCTGACTCAGGACGCAGTACAGAAACGCCGTACAAAGTATCTGAGGTAAACAGGTTAGCAAGAAACTCTTGCTTGTACTGAGTCTGAGAGCGTACACCCAGTTGCTCAGCCATTACAATTGCATCCTTCTGGAGCAGCAATGCGCCCAGAGAGTCTACAGTAGAAGCAGAGTTAGCAGCAGCAGTTTCAACAACGGGGCAGTTGGTGCTAACAAATACGTCAATGCCGTACAGTTGACCAATCTGACCATTGGTGACTTGACCGTTGTTTACAAAGTCAGAGCTTACGTAACGATCAATACCCATGATGGTGTTGCGTACTGAAGGAGGAATAACAAAGCAACGGTTTTCCATTGGAACGTCAGCATCGTCCAGCTTCTGAATAATAGCACGGAAACCAGCGTCAGTAAATACGTCAGCAGTTGTTACTGTGTCAACAGCATAAGTCGTAAGACCATTAGTAGCGTCTACAAAGAACGTACCACCATTGTTTGCATAAGTTGTAGAAGACGTACCAGAAGAGCCAAGGCCGGTAGCCAAGCTGTGCAGGTCGGTGTCAACTTGCTTAGCCAAAGCGTAGCCAGCATCTTCCGTATAGAATTGACGCAGTGAGCTAAGCGCTTGTACGTCGGTGATGTCTTCAATCAAACGAGAGTACTCAAAGTGCTTGTTGATTGAAATTTGTACTTCGCTTTCCGTAGCGTTCTGTACCGTTACAGCAGTGTTCTCTGCTTTAGCATGTGCATCACCACGGACAG